ATTTGATAACTGCATAAGACTTCAGACTATTGCTCCTCACCGTCCTCTATTTTAAAATAGCATGCAGCTTGCTCATTTTTGATTTAAATATCTATGTTGACCATCTTGGTCAAAACATGATGTTTTAAAAGTTTGGCATTCCCTTCCAAACTGAAATTGCTAAATGTGGTTAGTAGGTAAGTTCTAAACTCTTTCAACTCGTCTACGCCACACCCGTAACACTCGGCTACATCCAACCAGGTCCTATCATTCATGGTAACTACTGTTCTTGATTCATTCATAGCGTCTGTTTCCCATATTTTGTAGAAGCTGGCTGTATTCTTTTTAATTTCAACTGGCTTAATTTCGTCGCCACCCATTTTCATATAAATTAATCCACATAGTGCCCCTAATATTGGCACATGCGGCAGTTCATGTTTATAACGACTGTACATGACACTATGCAATATCTGTGCTGGTTTTAATTTATCATTGCTTTTTACATGCAATGATTTTGCTATAAATCGACCAATCTTTGGGATCAATACCAATGTTTCTTTACCAATCGCATTAGTGACATGTACAAAACGCCCGCTGAAAAAGGTCGCTTTCAACGGATTATCATGGATTATCAATTCTGGTTTCAAACCTAATTTATTCACTACATAAAATATGTACTTTATTACGTTCTCTGGTATCGAGCGTTTAACAATGCACATACAATCATCCCCTGAAACTAACAAGCAATAATCAGTTGTGTTGAAGTCAAATAGCCTAAACAAAGTTACTAATATTGACAGATAAACTTCTGAATTGCCATAGCTAGTATCAGCCGTGCCACTTTCACGCACCTTCCTCATCTTACAATAGATCGTATTCTTGCCCATACCAATACACCTTGACACGTCTTGCTGTAGCAGGTAGCGTATTTGTTTAAGTGGCACACCCATGCTTTGCATTAATTTAGCTTGGAGCTCTAACAATGCATTAGTCATGGTGGTCTCACATGTCACTAAATCTCCTTCAAATGAATAACAACCAGTTAATTCATTACCTATATAATTGTAAACATATCTACCTAGACTAGACGGTGTGTCTTTACCTACGTATCTATAACCTTTTTTACCATTATAGTAATCCATGAGCCTGTTTTTGCATTCTTGCAATACCGGGCCGTTCTTATTGAGGTTGTAATTTTCACGTGCAAATATAATCCTAGGTTTTAAATCTTTTATTTCCTGGGACCCATCAGTATCTCTTTCATGCTTGGCGTATTGTTCCCATTTCACAAATATTTTGCTCAACAGCTGTTTTTTCTTGTAGGGTACTTCTTTTAGGGCTTCATTGAGGACCTTACGTTTTGCTGCTGGGTATTTGGATAACCACTTACCTCTAGAAGTTTTGAATGGTTGGCCTTTGAAATACTCAGTCCTTTCTCTCAATAGAGTAGTGAACTCTTTCTCAATGAAATCATAAGCAGCCGAATCTTGGGGAGGGGTTTCTTTACCAAATCTTTGTCGCAACCCCGAATGCAAGTTATTAACGCAGTTACAAAATGCGTAATTTCTTATACCCTGGACCGTAGCATAAATATACATTCCCACCACGGGTTTATTGTTGGTGCAAGTGCAATAATTGTCTGCTTTGACCATAAAACCTGGTCTATAATAATCTTTTGGTAACTGCAATAACCCATTCCTAATCATTTTTGCATTCCTGATTATACTTGCTTTGTAAACAGGGTATTTATAAGGGCTTATCATATCGTCCAACACGCATATATTTGGTGTAAGGAAGATGTTTCCATTGTATTTTTTCATACCTTTGTTACCCAATAAATAATGTAACCAAATTATGCTAATTGTTTTAATCCCAATTTTAACTGCGTACAGAAAATTTAACATATCTTTGGTGTCTTTATATGTCATATTTTCAAAAGCACCAGAATCTTTGCCAGCAATAGAAATTCCCAACATAATAGCTGTCGTTATCATGTCGGTGAATTCCTCTATACCCCACATCTTTAATAGGCTCCATTTAGACCAGTTTGAAAACATAGTCTGAGCTAGCAGATTTGAACCATAACTTAAACACAATATTTTATGCGGGTGGTGGTTTAACGGCATCCCACTCGGCAACCGAACCTTCCAATGGAGGTAATTACCCCAATCATATTCCTTATTATATTCATTGCCATTAACAAATTGCAATGTTTTCCAATTGAATTCAGGTAGTTTGTTATACCAACCTTTAAGCACATTGATAATATCACACGGATTGCCAAATTGTCGGTACAATTCGCTATTACTGGTGCCCATACCAAAGGCTGCGACGTTGTTATATTTACTATAAAGGTTTTTAATTTTCATAAAGCAAAATATGCCTAAACCGGCATATAGAATATGCTGTGGTTTTATCTTGTTAATATTCTCAATGAATTTATGCAAATTCATGTCACCAGAATTGGGTAAATATTTATTTTGCTGGCTTTTAACATTAGTAAACCAATTTCTGGTGTACCAAGCGAACCTGCCTGTTTTATACATCATAGCCAAACTCACACCTTGTACCAGATCTGTTATATTGGTATTATACACTAATTGACCTTTGTGGTCCTCTTTATAATGGGCCAACCAGGTTCTCACAAACCTTTCTATTGAGCCCTTATTCAAATCTGGGTTGATCATCTGTCCGACTTCACCAAATATTGCTGCAGGGTGAACGAGCATACGTTCATCGGGACCTAACTTTAACCCACACCAGCGCAATATGCTTCTCAAGCATTGGAAACTTTCTTCCAAGATTAATATATCAAACTCTGGATAATCATCATAACGACAAGCCATATCTTCATATGTGACCAAACCCAACTCTAAATCCTCAAACCGGCCTAGTGTGCGCAAGCATATTTTATCACCATTTGTGTCATACATACCGGCCTTTAATGTAATGGGGTGTAAATAACGGTTATTCATTTGATTTTCCTGGACCACTGCATAAACCTTACCATCACCGAAATTGTTTTCTATATAATATGTATAATCCTGTTCTATCCCAAAGTATTTATGATAGGATCGGTACAAGTAATAAGTGCCTATATTATTCAACGATGCCATGCTAGGTTGTTCACAAAGCAATTTATTAGTACCATTGTTGAATGCTTTAACACCAAATTGTGAGCTACCAGTGGTACTAGCTTTCACTAAATCTTTAACTTTATGCTCTATCCTCGTGGATCTATCTACTTCACCATTTTCTGATACAGCGTCTTCCACCTGACTATTAGCACCACCTAAATCTTCTGACAGATCATTTTTCCTGTCTATTTCAGCCGATTCAATATCACCATATTTCTGTTCAACCACCTCCTCTTCTAATATTGGTGGGTTCTCAATTAAGAAATGATTAAAATCATAATTGAGCATTTTCTTTTGGTTGGCCGCGTGGAAGTGCATGAATGGAGAATTAATCGGGTAATACAATGCATTATTAGCTGCATAAGATGCAACCCGATATTCAACGTTATTATTGTGATAAAATTTTAGCTTAGTTAAAATAGCATTGAAAGACTGTAGTTGGGCATCCAAATCAGTTTTATCTGTTATAAGGTGTGTAACTAAATTACCATTACCACCTTTCTCATAATTATTATCATATATCCACCGTTCAGTATTTGGTATATTGGTATTATCGTTACTCAAAGATGCTATTCTTTTGTTTTCTTCAGCAAATATAACGATATACCCTGGTTTAGTGCCATCTTCAGCAGTCAGTTTCAGCGGTGCTAAAGTCACAACATTAGTTGTGGTTTGAATTTTTGAGTTTTGTTGCTTGGGATGGGCATTCCAATGGTAATCATTGTTGTACTTGCCATTATATCTATGTTGAAGTGGGACCATTTGTTGTTGCCTTTGGGCTCTACCGTGACTTCTTTTATTTGAAACACGTCTTTTATTATAAGCGTCTTCATCTTGTTGAGACCGTGTGTCAGTGTAAGTATAAACGTTCTGATTACTTCTACGTTTGAATGCAGCTTTTTGTTTTTCTGTGAACACACAGTCATCGCAAGCTCGGTGCCTTTTCCTACACCTATTACAGTTATAAACCCTACCACTTCTTCTATCTTTACTCACAACGCCGCCATTAAAACGAAACGGTAATTGACAATCTGCACACCATTTGTCTTGACCATCCAAGACTCTACCACAATTAGGGCATGTCCCTACAGTCTCGCGGTCTTCTTCATAATCATAATCACCGTCGTGCCTCATAGCACCACCTTTACCTAACCCAAAAAATTCGACCATGTCGAAGTTCTGCATAATGCGTTTGAAATTAAATTCGGCGTTATTATTAACAAATAATACAACCTGCATATCTGCGGCGAATTCAGATTTTATATCGTACAATGTGGTATCATTACTACAATCCCAGACTATAGTCTTCTCGCCTATACGCACAAAAATTTGTATGAAGTAGTCCCTCTCTGAGACTATTTTAAGGCTCTCATGAGGGATCACTAATTCATCTTTAGCTATTATTACATCCTTGTTAAATTCAAACAATGCATTATTTTTGATGGTAACCTTATCGCTTGCTTCTATGCTCATTTTCAACACAATTGGTTGTTTGGTACACAATTGTATATTAGCTAATATATGCTGACCACATTCATGTTTATCTATTTTACACTCTGCAACTTGACAATTAGGCCTACCATAATACAAACCCCTATACATATCTATGCATAGCGATTTTGCATGGCTATTAATTTGAATTTCTTGGTTTAATCGCAAACAATTAGTCCGGTCAGGTAATCTACAGTAACAAGGCAATTCAACATATAGGCCGTCAAATAAATAAAATTCTTGTTTTCTAACAAAGTCTATAAAATTGGATCTATAAACTACACTAACATAGGTTAGAATGTGCATCTCTTCAATATTCTTATAGGTTATAAAACCTCTGTCAAGCAATGGCCATGTTAAAGCTTGAAACAATATGGCGCACCAACCACACACCCACATATCATAACTTTCTGTCTTGAGCTGCCCACCTACCACTCTAGAGTGTTTGGGCCAAGTTGCCTTGTTAGATCGTAAAGCACCACAAATGTCACAAGCCCTAGATCCGTTATTGCTCCTTTTCACCAATGCGTCAATGAGATCATAATCAATTGTACCTATTAGAAACTCTAATACCAATATAGGTTGGGGGACGCAACAATTCAAAATAGGAGCTATACAGTCGGTTAATGCAGTTTCGACGACTTCATTAGTACTTCTTATTTCCAATTTATATCTAATCCTAGGTAATATGAAAGGAAAATAATTTGTTCTACCTTTTTGTAAAAATTCAGTAGCATGATAATAAGTCTTATCAGCCACGCCATACATAGCGAGCTGTATGCCATAATGTGTGACGATCAAAGTCCGGTAGGGGGTATCCATATCCATTGTACATGCCCTGGCGTTGCCAAGGCCTTCTTTCCTTTTCATAAACATGGAATCTTTGGGGTTCTGTTTCTCCTTGATCTTAGTAATCAACCTATAATAAGTCATTGATTGATCAGTACAGGCAGTCTGAAGCAAAACTTCATCCCAACTGTTTACGTTCTCAGGATCTATTTTCAAATGCCTACACCACTTCTGATACCATTCGTTAATATCTTTGCAAATTATCTTCGTTTTTTCTGGTGTAGCACCCTCACTCCAAACATCAATTGAACTGAGTGTGTTGCCATTCAACGCGTGCATTCCATGATTACCTAATAAATAAGACTGCCAACTGTTGTTCATTAAGCTGTGACCAACCTGTTGATAGTGTCTCCAAGCTCTGTACCAAGCTACGTTGTGCCTTTCTAATAGAGCAGCCACACTATCAACCCTAGGTTCTTCTTCCATTAGGAACCTAGTAAATTCCGATATCATAGAATGTATCTGTAGGGAACTGTAATATCGGCGTAGGCACAATACGATGCCTTCATCATAATGCATAATTTCTACGATATTGGCGATCCTATTGTCTAAAGAATCAAATCTAGCCATAATCTCTTCCTCAAAATTTTCTTCATCTTCGCTGGTTGGTGTAGTGGGTAAGTTATCTTCCAAATCTCGCTGTGGCCTGTAATATCTATTTATAGGTGCTATCTGCTGTTCTTGTATTATCTCATCAAGTTCTTCTTCCAATGATTCATCATTAGGAATACGTATAACAGGCATTATTATTCGACCGTCGCTACCCATCATTCTAAAATAATCATTATGTATGCCATTATCCAATGGACCACGGCACTGAGGACATTTAGTTGAAGGCTCATCATTGCGATTTTTCATGACTGTCACGCAGTCAAAGCAGATTAAATGGTCACATCGCAAAGGTTTATAACCTATTTCTGAAGTTTCAAAACAAACACAACATTGAAATTCACCCCTAACTGTGTTGGCGCAAAAAGCTGCTTGCCTTGCCATTATTAGAGGTATTTCAGACAATTTTCTATCACGATTTGCGGTCATTTCCATGAACCAATTAATACTCTCTCTATCCGTACTAAATACTCTACCTATCAATCTCGTATAATGCACGGTTAATGATTTAAATTCTCTTGAATTTTTAAGCAATTGGATGACAGAGTAAGTTAGCAACTCTTTTTTACCAGCAACAATCTCCCTAAGACTCACTAACTCTTGATTAGTTCTGCCTCGATTTTTCACCCGGGCTATTAAATAATTGACATGAGCATCTAGCCTACGCCCGTTGTTTTTAATTTTATTTCTACGAATTCTTAGGTCGATCTTGCGCTGTGCCCTAGCTAATCTAAATTCTAAAAGGCTCATTGCCAAATTAATTTTTTGGTCTTCCCGAAGTTGGCTGCATTCACAATCCGTCTTTACCTGTTTCATCCTTTTTTCGCGTGCAATTTTCCTTTCAAAAAATTTTCCTATCAATAATTTATTTAATACAAATTGCACTTTATCAATGGTTGAATCTTTCCTTGGGATTGATGACAATTTGATGACAGGTTTTGCCGGTTCACTCATCTCATCATTCAATATGTTAGTACACTGCCAGTCCAACAACCTAGGTACATCAGTTGTTGGCGGCGGTTTCAAATGCAGCCTTGGTAAAGTAATATGCAAAATTGGCATTATTGGTAAAGGTGTATTGACTGCTTCAATAATGCTAGGTGATGGCTCAGGTGTACACTCCATAGCTTTAAGATCATCGGCCTCTAATTCCGAAGACTTGATCCTATCCAAGTCTATCAATTCTTCGGGTGTGAGGCCAGTGTTACTCACCGTTTTTAAATAAATCAGTGCAGAAGCCTTAGTGAAAGTTTTGGTAATCTCCTCATCGGACATAGTGTTCAATAAATTGACGGATACTGCAAATGGTTGTTCAACTACAGGTTGGGCAAAAACCTGTTTTTGTGCGCGGTATTCCCTACGTCTCCTATTGTAATTAAACTTTCTCAATTGTTTTTTAGTCATCATCCCATTCATTCCTTCATTTACACTGGTCGCCGTATATACACGGGCCGTTCGAAAAGCATTTAAATGCTTAAAACAATAGTACTTCCCGCCTAAAAAGTTACGAGTAGTACAGTAATGACATACGGGATGTTCTAAACAGACCAAACCGAATGGCATCACATTTTGAGGACAGATCTCCTCAAGATTAAAGCTCTGAAAATTGCCACCAATGACACTAGAGCATGTGCCATTAGTTGAGGCTCTAATACTATCACTTTCATTTGTAAACTTGCCATAGTTAGACATGGTTACTTTAATAAAAGGGGGGGTCGCAGTTTTTAAGGAAAACTTACGAGAGAAAAACTTTAAGCAACTCTTGGGGAGTCGCGATGCCACTAATAATGTTGTTAACATTATTCTCCCTATAAATAGGGGTCTATGCGAGCTCATGGTTAGTTAGACCATGACATAGATGACCTTGCTATAAAGTGTCAAATAGTCGCAAATACCAGATTAAAGCTCAGGTTAACGTACTCAATCAATATTTAAGCTTTGAGTCCTTAGTAGTTTTCGTGAATCTATGTAAGGCACTGAACGACACTTCCATGTGAAACTGAACCTAGGAGTCAGCGATCCCGAAGGACAGCTGCTGTGACTCATCATATTTCGGCAGACGAACAGTGTTGTTCCTTACATAAACCCCAGCTTGGCGGGCTTTTTCCATACTACTACCTCGTCGCATGCTACGATAACGTAGAGACATAATACGGAGCAGTTCTGGTAGTGTGACTAATGACATAATTATAAGTCGTAGG